AAACTCCAGCCAGTAACCTAAATTCTTTCTTTTGAGCAAAGTGTAAACGTTTATGTATAGCTGACATAACCTTTGTACCACGCTCTAACATAGCTACAGTTGTACCTACTGGCAGTTGTTGACTACCTATATCACCAACTTGCATGTCTGCTATGCTTGCAAACCTTCTACCTGAGTCAATAAGTATGCCTAATAGTTGACTAAGTACATTACTTGGCTCTTTATACGGTAAAGGCATCAAGGCATCACGTATTGTGCCTCCTGGAACGTCAACATCCCTAAATTCTCCAGGTCTGAGAGGTTCATCTTCACCTTGTACACGCATACCACGTGCTTTAAACCCTGCAGGCAGGTTACTTAGCGTTCCAGCGTCAATTAATTGTCTTAAAATAGAAGTTGCGGACTTAGTTAGCCCTCCAATCATGTGAATTAAACCAAAACCGTAAAATCCGAGTCCTGGAAGGAACTTATAGTGTACAAAATACTCTTTTTTACGGAATAATTCGTCATCCATAGCCCAGTTTCGCCTAATTGCGAGTATTTCACCTGATTCTTCAAGGATAGTAACGATATAAGGTACACCAAACTCGTATTCATCAATGCCTTCTAGCTCTAAATCAACATGAATCTCTAATAAAGTGTATTCATTGTAGTCACTGGTCGGTCTACTGAGTCCTTGAAGCTCATCAATCTTGTCTTTTGCTTCATCATAGCTCCCTTCTCCAGGAGATCCGATGTCAAAATCACGATAAACACCGCTTAATTGCATCTTTCTGATGTCATTCCCTGTCATTGTGATGACGTGGGTGATTCTTGGTGATGTTTCTAAGTTAGTTGTGTCGTAACTTACGACTAAGTCTTCTGCTTTTACAAAGGCAGACGTGGCTCTACCTAGTAGTGAGTCAAAATAAACCTTTTTAAATGCGCTACCAGCCAATGGTAAGTAAAATAACAGACTATCCATATCAGGATCATACTCTTCCATAACCTCTGTTATCTGGTAGTTCATAAAATCCTTGACACGTTTACTTTGCTTTGCTATCTCTGGTGTGTCAAGTCCTACCACTTTTGTGTTGACGGGACCATTAGCTGGTAGCAATTCTTTATAGGCTTGTGCCTGAAACTGTGTAGCTGCTTCTGAGAGGAGTGGGTGAGTTACTCCACTTGCTCCTGGGAATGGCATGTCACGTTCTTCTGACTTGATACCTAATAAGTCAAGACCATCAGAAAAAGTTTGTAACCATTCATCACGTGATTCTTTGTCTTCTTCAAAAGCTCCGATAAGTTCACCTGATATTTCGCTAAGTGAACTTGAATCTAAAACTAAAGCTAGGTTTGAGTTGTGTTCTGTTTCTAATGCTTCTGTGTCTTCCATAGGAAGCATCTGACCGTTAGCTCCAACTTGAAACTCTACACCACCGTCATCAGTTGAGTCTTCTAGTTCTACGACTACCTCTTCTTCTGACGTTATAGGATTCTCCCGTTTAGGATATCTTTGTACTTCTATAGCCATAGTTCTCCTTTATAAGTTATCAATAATAACTTATTTTCTTCCGATATAAAACTTCTTCTTCGTAATCACTTGGTAGTTGTACAAAGCCACCTTGCCTAAATCTCATTAAGGCTTGTGTGGTTGAGTCTACTAAGTCGTCGTGATCACCTGCTGGGAAAGCTGCACATTCTTCTATTACATCCTTTGCCCAATTAGTATCTGGATACCAAACCATGCCAGACTCGAACAACGGAGCACAGCTATTGACTCTTGCTACTTTGTCGTTGCCTTTTGATGGCGTGTAGTTTTGTACAGGTATACCTAAGTTACGCAGTTCTTGTGTTAAGGGCATACCGCTGGCTTTGCCTTCTATAACTACTACGTCTGGTTCCCAATGTTCGTATTGCTTAAACGCTTGACCTTTGAGTTCAGGGAAGTTGTACTTACCTTTTACTACGTCTAATAGTATGATGTGTGGAGCATCGCCGTTGTATATTTCTTCACCGCCTAAACGACCTTCTGGGTAAAACACACCCCACGTGGTTATAGCAGAATAATCTGCCATCTCTGATTTTAAAAACGCAGTATCATAACTTTGGATAATATAATCACACTGAGGTGGTTTATCGTATGGCCATTCTTTCCACCACTCCCGTTTTATAAGTGCTCCTTCTTCTGAGGTAGGGTTCTGCATGTATTGAGCGTGCCACTTTGGTCCACCTCTTAACGAAGCTTTGACACTTTCCATCTCTTCTATTGACCAGTACTCTGGCCATAGGGGTTTACCGCTCGGTAATATCGCAGGAAGTTCTATAAGTTCCCATTGATCTGCTTTAGGATCACGTGCCGCATCTTTGAGTAATCTACCTGTTAAATCATTGACGTTCCACCGTGTCATGACTATGACGATAGCACCTCCAGGTTGAAGACGTTGCCTTGGTCCACTGGTATACCACTCATACACATCGTCCATGGACTTTGGGTTAAGGGCATCTTGCTCGGAGTGAGGGTCATCAATAATAAATAAGTCCGCACCACGACCAGCTAGAGCACCGCCCACACCAGCTGCATAATACTCCCCTTTAAGTTTAGGGTTGTTCGTGTCTTGTGTTTCCCACTTACCTGCTGCTTTTGAGTCTGGGTTAATAGCCACTGAACTAAATATCTTTTCGTAATCTTCTGTTAACATAAGGTCACGAATCTTACGACCAAACTTTACAGCTAGGTCTGCAGTGTGAGTTGCTTGTAGGATCTTGAGCGACGGATTACGACCTACTAAATACGCAGGAAAGTAATGGGACGCAAACTCAGACTTCGTGTGCCTTGGTGGCATGTTTATTATAAGTCTGTTTATTTTGCCATCAGCTATACGGTCAAAGGCTTCTGCCATCTGTTTATGGTGAGCACCTTCCACGAACGATGGCCATTGGGTTTTGACAAAAGATAAAAACTTTGATTGTGCATCTTCTACACGCTCTATTTCTTGTAACCTTTCTGATAGTTCTAGGTGTTCTTTTAGAACTTCCTCTGGCAGTTGTTCAAGCTGGGGGCGAATAGTCATGCAGCGATCTAATACTTGAGGGGCATCAAGTTAACCACTCCTCCTCTATTAAGATCCATTTCTATTTGACCTTTAGGAAGTTGATCTCTGAGTAGTTTTTCTTGTTCATTAAGTTTCTGTAAATTCTTTTCTGCACTTTTGATAAGTTTTTCACCGCCAGTAATATCAGCTTGATAGTTAGATTCCATGCCAACCTTTTTATCTGCCATACCTTTTTGTAATTGTGCTTGGAACTTGGCACGTTGCTTTTGTATCGCAGCTATTTTTTCCATAAGTTTATTAACCTTTGCGATTCCGACTATACCTTTACCTAACGGTCCACCACTTAGTGATGCATAGTCAACAGGGTTAGTGGGATCAAAGATTATATCAGTGAAATCTTTTAAGCTGAGTTCTAATACTTCTTCTGTAGCCATAAAAATTTTGCAAAAAATTTTTTAAACAGTCTTTTCTGTGTATATAGTGTAGTCTAGGTTCGGTCAAAAGTAAAATCTTATTCCAGTGTATCTGAAAAACTTAGCCTGTAGCCTTATATATAATCGTTATCGTATAAGGGGGGTAGGGGGTAAATAAATCGGGGTTCGTGGTCGGCTCAAATCGTAAGCGTAAAAAAGGGCAGCTGTTAAGCTACCCTTAATTACTAGCCAGCTGTTAAGCTTTAGGCTCAAGGGTAATAAATCCCCTGCCTAAATCGTACTTAATATCCTGTGCGTTTACTAACCTAGTTGCTAGTGCCTCGGTCACCGTCATACCGTTAAGGGCTAAATGGCGCTCAGCGTTATGCGTGGCTCTAGCTACTTTACCTGTAGCTGTATAAATCAGGCTCCCGTCAAGTCCGCCTAAATTTACTTTTACTTCGTTCTTTTTATTAGTAGTAGTTTTCATAATTTTTCCTATTTATTAAGTTAAGCATAATTACTTAACATACAGGTATGATACTAAAAGTAAAGTTATAAGTAAAGGGTTGATCATAAAATAATTTAAATTAATTATTGATCAATTTTTAATCAATGCCGTCCGTGTTCCGATTGCGATCACAATGTGATCATGGACCATGGCGCACATCCGATCGCAATATGCACATGCACAACGGATTTTCAGATTACCATCAATGATTCGTGCAACGGTTTTGTGATTACCTTGCATTGTGATCGTGATATAATGACCGTGGACTATTGGCTATTGGCTGGCAGTCCCCAATCCACGGATCACAGTCCATATCTCATAGCTTTTTTACCCTTGTCCGTCTGCTCGGGAAAAGTTAGTTCTATATATAGTGTCCTGAATTACTGTAACTCTCGTTCGTATTCTGTTTCACATGCTTTATGTTACCTTCAACACTGTTACCAGCATATTACCACGAACCACAGTCCACGTACCTATTACCTTGTTCTAGCCAATAGGTCGCTAATAGCATAGCCAATAACCCAATAAAAGCGATCTACTAAGAGGTATACAAGGAACACCCTATTACCTTATTAGCAAATCAGAGATATTTTACGAAAAAAGAATTATAAAATTGGTGAGAAGTAATATAGAAACAGCGTGACCCAGAACGGTAGAAGTACCACGAGCCACGCTAAAGTGTTCAAGATATGTTCTATTTTAACCATAAATGATCAAATAAATCACTAATAACCTTACCAGTAAACATACCCAGCACGTACCACCCACCAATAATAATGAGAGCCTGAAACACGTACCACGGAACATAAATCAACGTTATTAAAAAGTCCATCATAGCTCCTTCTCAAGTAGTTCTTGATCTGTATATAAACCGTCGCAAGCTACACACAAACTTATACCGCACTGTTCTTGCATGTTTCTTTCGTCTTCTTGTTTACCGCAAACCTGACACCTATCCATCATATCCTCCTAAATAAGTCAGGATGTACCACAGGCTTGGGTGTTGAGCTATTGAAGTCATAACCATGTATCCTGTCTTTTTTCCAAATATCCACAAGATAGCGCCAGCCTCCAACCACATCATGTCTATCCTTTAAGGCTTCACGCATTTTCTTGCGTATATTACGCACTGGTTTATGGGCATATGTGTGTAGAACGTTGTCTAGTGTGTCAAAATATCTTTC